ACGTTCAGCCCTTGGATTATCTCCTGTGCCTTTCCAATAACCCCAGTTCTTAATAATTGGGCGCACAGCGCCAATAAGATAATTTTTCATAATTTCACCAAATAAAGTTTTCTTTATAATATTTTACAATTTTTACAAGCTCATCGTCAAAATTAGCTTTTGGCTCCCAACCTAAAGATTTAATCTTAGTATCGTCGATAGCATATCTAACATCTTGGCCAGGCCGCTCATAATTTGTATCTAGATAGTTTTCTTCGTTTTCTGTTAGCCCTAAAAGATTAATAATCTTTTTAGCGACTACAATATTTTGTTCTTCAAACGTGCCTGAGATATTATAAATCTCATTAACAATACCTTTTTCCATAATTGTTATTACAGCTTCAGCAGTATCACTTGCATGTAACCACGTTCTACGTGGTGTTCCTTTGTTGTGTAACAAAACTTTTTTACCCAACGTTAGATACTTAATAGCGTGTGGTATAAACTTTTCAGTGTATTGACCAATGCCATAGTTGTTTGTTGGCCTAACAATTACATAAGGTAAGTTATATGTTCGGGCCCAAGCAATGACTAACATGTCAGCAGCAGCTTTTGTTGCGCTGTAAGGATTGCTTGGCTTTAACAGATCTGTTTCTTTATGGAAACCATGATCTATATCACCATATACTTCGTCAGTACTGAAATGCAGTAGAACAGGAGTCTTTTTTCTACCACTAATTTTTGTTCTAATAAGTTCTAAAATATTATGAACGCCACTGATGTTACTGTCAACAAATTCAATACTACTAACAATGCTATTGTCTACGTGGGTTTCTGCGGCAGTATTAATAAAATAATCACAGTCATGAATCATTGTTAGTTCATTAATGTCTTTATTTTCAAATTTAAAATTCTTGTATGTTAGCAAATCATCAAGAAGATTCCAATTGGCAGCATATGTACCTTTGTCAACTCCGCAGACATACCAACCTTTTTCTAAACAGGATTTAGCAACATGGTAGCCGATAAATCCTAAACATCCTGTAACATATACAGTTTTATACATAGAGCCATTCCTGATTGTTCAAATACCAATTGACAGTTTGCTCAAGCCTTTGTTGATAAGAAACTGGTTCAGTCCAGCCCTTTGCATAAAACTTTTGCGGATCTACTGAATAACATAAATCATGCCCGGGTCTGTCAACTGGTATAAAGTTATAATTTAGTTTTTTACCCATTATGTCCGCTATATTATTGGCGAACTCAAAATTATTAATAAATTTGTTCCCTGCACTGTTCCATTTTTCGCACAAGTCCTGTTGTTTGTTGATTACAAAGTCGGTGTGACTAGCAACGTCCCCTGCATAGAACCACCGACGGCCACCAATTTGATTTTCCTTGCCTACATGAATGTCCAGTGTCTCATTGTTAAGCAGTTTTTTAATAATAATTGTAGGTAGTCTATTTGGCTGACACATAGGACCAAAGGTATTATTAATATGTATAATACTCATTGGTAGTTGGTATGTATGAGAGTAACTTACACAAAGCTCTTCGCCCGCTGCCTTTGATGCTGCATACGGACTGTTAGAACGATATGCATCATTCTCCCTACTGTCATTACCGATTGGAATAGGACCAAACACTTCACCGGAACTGTAGTAAACAAATTTTTTAAGATTAATGTGTCTTGCTAGTTCTAATAGATTCAATGTGCCTATTACATTATCTAGCACAGAATCAACTGGTGCACTAATACTATCAGCTGCACTAGGATTTGCACCAGCATGAAGAATAATATCTATGTCTTTAAAGGTATCAAAATTATATGGATCTCTGATATTGTGTTCTACTATTTTAATCTTATCAGAGAACTCATTAATTCTTTTTAGATTTTTTGTTCCGGGTCGAACTAAACAAATAACATTATTATTTTCACAAAATTGTTCAACAAGATAACGACCTATAAATCCTGTTGCGCCTGTAATTAATATATTATTCATTTTGCCACATAAACTAAATCTGTAGCGTGTGTTGCTACATGTTCATAGTTCCATTGGGCTAAGAATTCTTCAATCATAGTAAACGTAACACCATATCGTTCAGCCCAAGGTTGATACCATTCTATAGAAATAACAGGTTTAAACTTGTCAATTGTTTCTTTTGCTCCTAGAAGACCAAAATATTCATATCCTTCAGTGTCTAATTGTATTAAGTCACAACGATCAAGTTCTAGGTCATCAATTTTAAATGTTGGAATAGTCCCCATGCCTTGAACATGAGTTGCGCCAACATCGTGTGCATGATGATTTAATGCTATAAATCTGTGTGCGTCGCCTACGGCGGCATTGAATTTTACAACATTAGGATAATCACAATTCATCGACAATGCTAAAAAGTTCAACGGTTCTGGCTCAAATGTGTAAACTCTTTCAAACTTCTCTGCATATTTACGAATATAAAATCCAGCGTTGCCGCCTGCTTGCACAACAACTTTTCGTTCTAGAACATGTGTGCAGAGATTGTCAACAACATCACTATACTGATGCATATAATTCCAGCAACCCTGGTCTCCAATGGGCCAATACCAGTCTTCCCGTTTTTCTAATTTGTCAATGAGTCTATCCACAATTAATTCCTTTTAATGTTTAGATAACAGGGTTCACTACTATAGATGAACTCATGCCAAATACTTCTTAATTCTTCTTCGCTATCAGGTTTGTAAATTTTAATGTTGGGAAACACTTTTAACGCTGCTTCGTCATCTACTGCCCAATGGCTAAATCCTAAGTGCCCATAATCTTCATCTCTGCCGCTGCCCACAAGTTTTACTGGTGCACCTTCATGATTGAGATAGTTTCTCAACCATTCATATGGTCTAAAAATTACAAATGGTGTAATACTATAACAAATAGGTATTTTATTATTGTGTGTTAACCCCACGGCTGCACCTAACATTAACTGTTCAGCAGCACCAACATTAAATGTTCTGTCAGGCGCCACTTCCCTACTTTTGTTCAGTACACCAAAGCCTAGGTCGCCGGTGAGTAAATAGACTTTATCATCATTGGCTAATGTTTCAGCCATCAATTGTCCAAAAAGATTTCTCATAGTTTATCTAAATCCTCGGGCTTTAAAACATAATAGTGTGTTAGTACACCTTCTGCAAAAGGCCACTTGGGTGGCTCTGTGTTACGAATGTTAATGCGTGGCAAGAAGGTACGTAGTCTGTTGTTAATATAATCTCTATCAATCATGTCGTAAGCAATCATTCCGTTCACATTGACATATACTTCTAAGTTATCTAACTTTGCTTCGTATATAAAACGTAGTGCTTCCCAAATAGATCCTTCGCCGCACTCACCATCACTAATCAAACAATATACCTTACGATCTCTATTAGCTAGAGCGTAGCCTGTTGCTACAGTAAGGCCCATACCAAGACTGCCGGTAGAACAATATATACCATCTTCTAAGCAACGATGTGGGTGTACTCCGTGCTTGTGAAAAAGTTCTACTGCATCACGACCTTCATACTTTTCTTGAACTACATACATTGCAAGAGCAGCATGACCCGAGCTTAGAATAAAAGGCTCATCTGGTTGTTTTGTTGCATAAATTTCATCAATAATATTAACAGCATTAAGAGTGGAACTAAGATGTCCTATCTTCTCGTTAAAGCTGATATCTATAATTCGTTGTTCTAATTGGTTCACGTAAATGCCCTCATAAATTCATCAACCTTTTCACCAATGTAAGCAATTTGTTCTTCTGTAATTACAGGGCTTGTTCCATGGAAGAAGGTGTTAGTTAATGAAAATGTTGCATTTGGGAAATTGTTCTTAGCGTCCATTGGATCCATTAAGTGACTATAAGCAGGCTGTAGCATAATGTTACCGGCAAAATATGGTCGAGTCTGAATCAAACTATCTTCTAAATAATCAACTAATTGTGTTCTAGTAAAAGGTGCAGACTTTCTAATTGTTAGAGAGAAAGCAAACCAACTTGGATTACTGTGTTCTCTTGCTCGAGGTAGGTAGAAAAACTCCTCATACTTTTCATATACTTTAAACAACAGATTATAATTCTGTCTGCGTCTAGCATGAATCTCATCTAGTTTTTCTAGCTGCTTTAGGCCCATCGCACTTTGTAGTTCAATAGGCTTTAGATTATAGCCAATCTCATCATAAACGTACTTATGATCAAAAATCTCATCTGGCATAGTTGGGATCCAGTTTGAGAAACGTGCCTTACACGTTCCGCACTTGAGCTTGTTTGCTTCTGGTCCGACGCAATAGCAACCTCGACCCCACTCACGGAAGCTGCGTAGAATAACTTCTTGATCCTTAGTGTTACTGGCAACGAAACCCCCTTCACCCATTGTCATGTGGTGTGCAGGATAGAAACTACAACTTGCCATCTCACCAAAACTACCAAGATGTTTATCCTTATATGTACTACCTAGTGCATCACAGCAATCTTCTAGCAATACAAGATTATACTTGTTAACTAGTTCCATTAACTGATCCATATTAGGCGGATTACCTAGTACGTGAGCAAATGTAATAACCTTAATATCAGGATCGCTGGCAAGCACACGTTCACAGTGATCAACGTCAATATTTAGGGTGTCAAGCTCAATATCAACAAAAACAGGAGTGAAACCTACTTGCAATGTAGGATTTAGTGTTGTTGGAAATCCTGCAATAGGCATCAACACCTTCGTGCCTTTTGGAAAATTATGACCCCGCTTACTAGTAAGCGATGCCATCATCAAAAGATTACTGCTACTACCGCTGTTAGTTAGAATTCCAAAGTCTTTACCAAACAGTTTCGGAAACCTTCTTTCAAACAACATACTCTTATTGCCCATTACTAGCCAACCGTCAAGTAACGTTTCAGCTGCGGCAACAATTTCTTCCGCGTCAAAAAAAGGCCCTGCGTAGTTTACAAAATCTTTGCCTGGTTCCCAAGTTTTTTCTGTATCACGCTGTTCAATAAATGCACGAATTTGTGCGAGGATTTCTTGTTTCATGCTTTTCCTGTAGTCTGTGTTTTTCGTGTTATGGTATTTATAAATTAAAACAAGTCCCAGTCGTCTATTTTGGGCTCGTGGTTATTCCATTGTAGCAAGAACATACTCATATCGGTTTCGTTGCGAAATGCAAAGGTATCGAAGCTAGTGCGCTTGCCGATCCCAGTTTCTTGACACCATGCTTGTATAGGATCAATATCCCCCTCACTGAATCTTCTGCCAGTTGCTCGCAATGTCAACGGGCGAGTAAAGGTAGGTTGCCCAGGCTTCCAAATAATGTTCTTCATCCCCACCTCAACATAAACCAAGCAACATCTGCATC